CAAGAATTTGACCTCTTGTGAAACCAGCTGGTGAGAACCATGCGTCTGCTACATTGTCTGTGTTTGCACATAGACCAGCAACCGCACCTGATGCAACAATCCAACGATATACGTCGTTATACTTATCATATACGTATAATGCTGTTGAATCGATTACAGCGTATGATGAAGAAGTTAGAGCATCTGCCCAAGCTTTTACATCTGTAGCTGCAGTAGCATTGTTTACTGTTTCTGCAACAGCAGGGGAAACAAACGCAACACAATCTTTACGGCCTTCGGCTATAGCGATCATGTAGTTTGCCATAGTCACGTCATCTGCAGCTGCAGTTTCAGGACCAATTAGCAAGTTAACGTCTACTGTTTCGGCATCGTCAAACAAGTCATATGCAGTTGATAGTTCGCCAACAGTTGCTGCGTTATCAGTTGTACCACCTGAAAGTGATGCACCGACAGCGGCTGAACCTGTTACGAATGCAGCACCAGCTGCACCATTAACCGCAGAACCAGCATCTGTGAACGAAGAGTAGTGTGCACCCCAACGTACATATGCAGATTGATTGTTAATTACGTTTGCGTAATAGTTGTCCGTTCCGTCATCAGCTTTGGCATCAGATGCCTGAGATACGAATGCGAAAGTTTCAAGTACTGTACCAGCTGTACCTGTCCATGCACCGTCTTCATCAATAACTGCGATATGCATTTCGTCTGCAGTATCACCGCCATTAGCAACTGAATAAGATGATGTACCAGGAACTGAGTCAAAGTTACCGGCATAAGCCCAACCAGCAAAGGCTGTTGCATCTGCGGGACAAACTGAAACTGCTAATGAGTTACCTAAAGTACCTGGGAATCGAGCGATCCATGTGTCTGTAGCACCAGGTGTTACAGTATCATAGTGATCGTCGTTTTTAACTAAAAGGCCTGTGCCAGAAGCAGTAGCGTTTAAGTTACCTGTTGTTGCACGGACAACGCGCAATGAGTTACCATACTGCAGGAATTGCGCAGCTGGATAAAAATATTTGTAAGTGTCAGAATCAGGTTTACCAAAAATGCTAACTAACTGTTGTTCTGATCCTACCGTTGTAATCTCCTCAACGGGACCCCACTGGAATGCACCAGCAATAGCTCCGATTGATGTAGATACAGCAGGAACAACATTAGTCAAGTCAATTTCTTTAACCTGGACACCAGGTGAGACTTGGAATGCCATGTATTTTTCCCCTTCATTGAGAATTTAATAAGTTTTCATAATAAGATGGTTTCACTGATATTATTTATATATATACAGTTTTAGAAGAATGTATCTTTCTGAACGTACCAGGTATCTCCACCTTCTCTGATAGTTTCAACTTCATCTACTACACCATCATCGAAAACTCCAAAAGGTACTACGTCATCTTCGATCATTCTTTGTTGTTCAGCATACATCATGCTTTTCATATCAATGTCTGTCATTTCACCGAAGAATGGAGTTGCAGCAAACCACCCAAACATAACTAAGTTCATCATTAAGTCATCGTGATTACCATCGGCAGCTTCATAAGAAGAACCTTTAGCAACAAACGTAGACATTTCTATAATTGTATCTTGATCGACAATGCTAATTTGACTTTGTTCAACAAGATCTTTAATATTAGAACATCCAATACGTTTGACCTTTCTTGTCATAGTCACACCAATTGAATTAGCTTTAATCATTGATTCAACGAATACGTTTTCATATTCTAAATCATAATACAAACCATTACATACAACCGCACCCTGATCATTCGATTCAATAACTACATAAGCTTCGTTATATGTCTTAGCATACTTATAGATGATATCTGGTAAGAGTAATGGAGAGATCATATTATCTCTGTATACTGCTACTTGTTGAAATGGTTTAGTAGTTACATCTATTATGTTAAACGTTGAATAATCCATACCTCTACCCTTTGCCACATCGACAAAGACCATATAGTCATGATTCTCTTCAGGTTTAACATATACTTTCACATTGTTTTGTGTAAAGATAGGATGCTGAGCTTGTAAACTTAATAAACAATCGCCTGATATCAGTGTATTGCCAGTGCCGTGGAAGGTATTACCAAATTCTTGGTTAAACTGTAACTCTGATGTATTTGCAATTGTTTGTTTCTTCCATTCATCATCTCTACCCGGTACATCCCACCAGTCAACTCTAAATGGTTTAAATTCATTTGTGCTTTGTACTGCACCTTCCCACAATTTGTGGTATATGTTACCTAAGCCATTCGCTGTAGAAGTAACAATTACTTTTGTGGATTTACCTGACGACACAACAGGGTATGTTGAAGTGTAAAACTCTGTTGCGTTTTCAACAAAGGCAAACTCGTCAAGGAATAGGAGATTGACAGACATGCCTCGAATGGACGATCCTGAAGTAGCAGCAGCGATGATACGGCTATTATTAGAAAACTCAATGGAACCCTTATTTAATGCTTTACACCCAGGTTGTAGAAAGAACGGTAGGTTCTCAAGCATTAATGTAATACGAGCCAGCATCTCACGTGCAGTTGCACCTTTGTTTGCTAGGATCGCAATAGTCTGTTCTGGATGAAACAGAGCATACCATAGTAAATATCCCACCGATGAGATAGACTTACCTGACTGACGACAAGCAAGCACAATAGAAAATCTATTATCATTGAAATGATTAAACATCTTTTCTTGATATGGATACAAAGCAAAAGGCACAAGTCCATGATCAAGGTGTACTACCTTAAGATAGGTTGTAGCAAAGTAAACTGGATCTCTAAGACATCTTGTATATTCTACAACCTGCTCTTGAGACCAAGCCTCTTGTACACCATCTCTTTTAACGTTTGGATTACCTAAGTAACCTAATTCGTTATTCTTCAGAGTCGCCATCAATTACTTTCATCTTATCTAATAGTTTGCGCTGAAGATCTGATGTAGATCCAACAAACACGTTGTTCTGTGTCATGCCACCGCCTGGTAACATAGGATTATCCCTATCTACTTTTTCTACATCTTTCTTCTTCTTTTGCAATTCCATTAGGCGATCTGCAACTTCAGCATTTTGCTTCATCATATTAGATAAAACTTCAAATGCTCTCGGATGTTCAGAGTCCCTAGCTAGTTCAAGCATAAGCTCGATAGCCTCATCACCTTTCTCTGCTAGACTATAATATTTAGCCCTTGCAAAGTCATAATCGTCTTTTACATCACTCATTAATCATTCCAATATTCTTTATATGAATCAACACTCGCTGTAGCACTTGATGTTCCGCCACTTAAAGTATCTGTGGTATTAAATATACCTGTCACCGTTTTTACTGTTAACTTATTATCAACATATGCTACTACAACTCCAGTTGCACCAGAATTATTTGCAGATATTACTTCTCCTACAGTGAAAGTATCTGTAGTAGATGATACTGTAAATACAACTTGATCAGGTGTATCTGGTTGGAATATAGTTTCAACTATAGTATGAGCATCTGTTTCTACAGCTGATAAAGGATTAACAACTACTGATTGTCTTTCCATTGGTTTTGTGCTTGCTGATATTTCGTTATTATAATCTATACTTACAGACTTAACCAATCCTTGAGTACCAATACCTCCATAGAAGTTTACTTTTGTTTCAAAATCTAAAGTATATATTATAACTCTACGAGTAGTAAAATCACCTTCGTAATCGTCGGTTAAAGCTACTGATTGTAATACAAATGGTTGATCTGACCTAAAGTTATTATCTACTTCTTTAACTGAAACAGTATAGTCTGGTTGAAAGAAAGGAAGAATTTGTTCTAAAATTTGTAAAGCATCATCTTGATTCTTTGCCATAATACTTAACTGAACATTCAGGTTATAGCCTACTGGGCCTAACACTGTCTTCATTTTATTATTATCTAAAGGATCAGGAAAGCTCTGTTTAATACCCTTTTGTAATTTTGTATTAGGATTATAAGCTAAGCCTGTTAATTCAAAAGACATACGAGGCAATTTAAGAGCAATCTTTGGATCATCAAGATCTCTCTGTTGGTCTAATCTTGCAAGAAACTTTTGCTTTGGGCCATATGCTAAAGGAACTTTAACTATGCTTTTAGCACTGCCATCAGATCCCTTACGTAAAACATTAATATCATTAAAGAGTGTACCAAATACAGCTACTGTTCTTCGTATAGCTGCATGATAAAAGTGATTACCAAACATTACGTTGCGTCTCCAAATGGATTCGATTCAGAGAAGTCAATGATATCATCTGCTTCATCCTCAAAGTTAAAGTTACGTGCTGCAAGATCTGTAGTAAAGGTATTATCTGTAGAAGAAGATATATCATAAACTTTCGTTATAGTTGTAGTAGCACCCGACGTAATTCCTACAAGAGTATTAGATTCTGCAAATGTATGATACAATCCATCAGTAGTTTCTATCTGATTAACTGTCATTTTTACACCATCAATTTGTAAGAGCTGAGCAGATATATTAACTTCTTCTATAACAGGAGTAACATCTACTTCAGATGCTTGTACAGATACGTACTTAATTCTTTCACCGACTTCAAACGTGCCTGTTATGCTTCCAATATCAAATATCTCTTGATAGCCAAAATCATTTTCAATACTATCAAGTTCAGAAATACCAGTATTAAATTCTTCTTCATTGAATTCGAATAACCTAGCTTGTAACTTAAAAACAGGTAAGTTACTTAACTGATAGAAAGGTTGTTCGTGTTCTACGTAGCTAATTTCAAAGAATGATTTAGACAAAGGAAGATAAATTAAATCACCTTCACGTGGCCTATCATCATTAATATCTGAGTTCCATACACCTACAAGTTTTTGCCATGAACGTTTAGCGACAATGAATGTAGCTTCATCACGAATTTCCATACCAAACTTTTGGAATATATTACCTTCACCTTCAAATCCTTCTGTATTCTCAATGAACATCTCGATAGTATTTGCTGTGTTAAATTCTGATTCTACGTCTTCACCAAGAATAGTGTCTCGCTGTACTATTTTGCGAGGCATGTAAAAAACATCTTGGCCATACATTTTGATGGACTCAATAATGATGTCCTCAAACATATATTGCTCGGTGTTTACTTTAGGCGAAAAGAATACATTAGTTGGCATGATCTATCCCATATAAAATTCAGGTGGCATCTCGTATTTAAGCTGCATTTCTTCTTCAATAGAGTTTATCTCTGTTACAGCGTCATCATAAATTTGACGTCCATTAAGAGTCACACCACCAGGAAGTTGCATGCCTTCGAATTTAATAAGGTTTGCACCCCATTGTTGTTTAATTAAAGCAGTTGTATATCTCTTTAAAAGTATATCATTATATATTGCTGTATGCGTATCAGGCTCAACTGTACGATAGGCATCTACAATAACGTAATCACCTACTGCTACATCCGATTCCCAATCAACATCAAGATATAAGCGATTCATATGTCTGCTAAAGCGTACCTGTTCTGGTCCATTTAGCATCATATTCATCGTACTAAGATATGACATTGTTTGTGAGTAATTAGCAAGGTTGCCTGTAAATCCTAGGCTGTACATATCATTAAGATGCATTTGATATTTTGCATCAAACATACTTACACTTGAATTACTTTCGAACATAGGAAAAATTCGTTGTACTGACAATACCTGATTTGGTAACGAGATATATTCATTTGTTACATCAGTGATTGTGATTTGATGCTTATGATATACTTTGTATATTGCATCAGAGTGGTATTCTTGATAAAATTGCAGAGCTTCATCGACTCGATCCGAGATTTGATCTTCATCGACGTTAATCTCAAGGACCGGAGCTCCGAGTTTACGGAGACAGTAATCAATGAGTGTCTGTCTTGAGTTTGGAGCGGCCATGTAAAAATAGTCCTATAGTTGATTTCTATAAGACTATTTATAACTTTTAAAAACTTGGTATTAGAGATTATTCTCGTAACTTGCTAAGCTACTTTCCATATATTAATATTACCGTATTTCATAGTAAAAACTGTTCCTCCAATATTATTCCATTGAAGCTCAATATACTGACTTGCGTTTAAATTCACTAACATCATTTCTTTAAATGTCCATTCCATTCCACCTTCAGTTCCAGCAGTTTCAATATTATATGCATCGGTATGAGCATACGTGACACCACTTTTCTTAATTAGAATCCTTAGACCATCTCCTGCAGAGGGGGTTGTGACAGATCCCGCAAGTGTACACGACACGCCATATATTCCATCGGTAGGCACTGTAAATCTACTCATACTATTAGAATCAGTTATGCCTCTCGTAAGTCCTGCCTTAACAGTAAATTGTATTATATCACCCTCGGACGGAGTAGAATCAACAGGATTATAGTAAAGAGCTACTGGTTGTGCTGGCATATTAATATGACCTGAGCTGGTTATGCGCATCGTTTCAGCACTTGACGAACCACCTGATCTTCTGCGGAATATCATATCACCGGTGTTTGTACCGCTACGTCTTACACCAATACTATGTTGGCCACTACCAGAAGCACCTGCTGAGAATAAAAGATTAACCTCTGGGGTTGTTATTGATGTATTAGAATTTGTAAGTCTCACAAAGTTTATTGGATTGTTAGCAGTATTACTAAGATTAGCACCGGTTGTATATTGAGTGGTCACATCTTTTGATATTTCTAACAAATTATTAGGAAAACTCGTACCAATACCAACGTTGCCTGCCGCGTCGATGCGCAGACGTTCTGTTGCAGTTCCTCCATCACCTGTCTTAAAAAGAAGTTCACTGCTATCTGTATCAGAGTTGCTAGAATTGTACATATCAATTCTAGCCAAACTACCAGCAACACGCATTGCTAAAGAAACACCACTAAGTATGCCATTGTTTCCATTTGTGTTTTCGAGATTTAATGCTGTATACGCGCCATATGAAGCACGATTAACCTCCAGAGAATGAAATACTTTCACATTACCATTAGATTCAACAGCTATATGATCAGCCGTTGTATTGCTAGAAATATACAATGCACCATCAACATGTGTAATAGCACTTTTAGTACTACTATCAGTGTCTTCAATTTGAATTCCACCGCCGTATCCACTATCTTGAGCCTTAATATGCAATCTACTGTCAGGCTGTTCTGTACCAATACCAACTTTACCTGTTGAGTCGAGGATCATGGCTGTCGCGGAGTTGCCTTTAAAAACAAGTGCATCAGCTGATACATCATGAATAATTTGATGCCTTACATCATCAGCTTCAGTGCCAAATAATATACCACTATCATTGTTTGCGTCTGTTTTAAGCTGAAGAAATACTCTATCCCCACTATTGCCAATCTGTAATCGTGAATCAGCATTGAAAGAGTCGCCAGTATCTGTCCCGATTAAAACATTACCTGATGCATCTAACGACAAGAAGGCAGCAGAATCTATGTTGTCGAGTAAGTCTGCGTCTACCTCACCTGTTGATGAGATATTACTGCCAGCTAGGGCGATTCGTGATGCTTTAGTTGCCATTTGTTATTCCTAGGTTTGTTTGACTTAGTCTTATTATATATGCTTTTGTTTAGAAAGGCAACTAGTTTATTTTAAATTTATTGATTGTATTATTAGCCTGATACGCTCCAATATTTCCAGTACCATGTAGTACCCAATTCCATAAGCTAGCGGCAGGACTACTATTATGATCCGGAATTGAAACAGAAGATGGAATTGAATCTTCACATATATCTAAGATATATTTTACTCTATCAGTGTATGTTTCACCTGAATTCATATATTTCCAAAAGTCAGTATCAGCTCTTTTACCCGTATAATGTATGATTAAGAAATCTCTAATATTATCATACATTGATATCATTTCATCATTATAATGTTTTATTCTGTGAGGGTTACAAGTTCGCTTCTTTGTTGATTGGAGATGTTCCATTACAAAATTAAGTACTTGCACTATAGTTGTATGAATAGAAGTGGCTTCTAAAGGCTCTGAAAATGCTGCTGCTAATCCTAATGATAAACAATTTCCTTGCCACAATAGATTACTTCTACCTGATGTAAATTTAAACTCTTTTAATATCTCTGGATTATTAAACTTTTTATTTATTTCCTGAATAGCTTCGTCTCTAGTAATAAATTTATCACAGTATACATACCCCATGCCATATCTTGTTTGTGTAGGTATTTTCCATACCCATCCTGCATCCATTGCAATAGCTGTTGTAAATTTATCATAATCATCTTCTATAGGAAGTTGAAAAGAAATTGCAGAATTAACTGGTAGATTATCAGAATACGAATGCCACTGCATACCTATCATACCTGCACATATCTTTCTTGAGAACCCAGAACAATCTATAAAAAAGTCTGCAAAATATCTATTACCTTTTTTATCAATAATAAATTGTACATCTGTTCCTTCACTGTTTGTTCCCACACCATCTATATCAGTATCTATTCTTTTTACACCTGCCTCTACAGCCTTTTTAGCAAAAAATTCTCCAACTTTAAAAGCGTCAAAATGATAGCTATGACCTTCTGCTATAAAATCATTCTCATAAGCTTGACCTAATTCAGTGATCATGTAAGGCTTTGAAGGATTGTCTATTATACCTTTGCAAAGATGTAGATCAGGAGATGAGAACGACGTTTGACTACCACCTAATGGCGCAAAGTATGAACTATCATCTCCAGTCCAATTGACATGTTTGATACCTAGCTTATATGTTGCATTACAATAGTCCATAAATTCGCCTGATTTTATACCTGTATCAAAGAATTTATTTTTTATAAAGTCAACAAAGATACCAGTCGAACCTTCACCCGCTCCTACTATACCTTTCTTAGAGGATTCTACTACTGTTACATTATGCTGAGGTTGTGTTTTTATTATTGATAGTGCAGCCAGCCAACCAGCTGTACCGCCTCCTAAAATAATAATTTTCATTATATAATACCTTTTTATTCAATTGGAGTTTGAGCATCTTCTACAGAAGCAAGTTTTGGAGCATCTGTTTTTATTTGTAATCTTTGAGCTTGTATACTATCTATAAGTTCAGATGACAAGCCATCTGTTTCTACTAGCTTCTCCCAAAGAGCAACTATTAATTCATCTACACTAGGATATAAAGCTTTTCGTACATCTGCATGTTGAGTTTTCCATCTATTACTTGTAATAATATCATATTGAGTTTTAATATCTTCTGGAGTAGGAACATCTGTTGAATCATTCCACACCAGATCATCATATGACATAGCAAGCTCTGGTAAATGCCAATCTTTATCACTATAATTAGCTTCTAGTACTGTTCTTGTTAATAAAGGATCTTTAGTCATCATGTTGTTACCCATAGCCTTCCTGGTGATTTTTCTACTACATTTGCTGAATTCCACTCTGCATATCCACATGACCCAGTGCGAGCTTGATTTCCTCCACAATAACCAAACCCAAACCCAGAGTCACCACCAGAATTGTTGGCAGCATTAAAAGTGTGACCTTGTTCATCCATACCACACCCTACTCTTGCACCTGATCTTCCTGTGGATGAAAGACCAGCATTATCTGGATTACCGTTCGTTGAACTATTTGCAAATGAATTTATTCCCCATAGACCTACTATAGGCTCATTGCCAGTTTGGGTAGCAAATGCTGTTCCAGAAAATGCGAATGATGCTGAATCATATCTTAAATTAGTTGTAATTGTGGGGTTAGTACTATTACATGGTAACCCTCCAAATGCTGCTCCAGAGTTATTCTGCATTTTAGTGTACATAGTACTAGATGAATTAAAAATCATTATAGGAGCAACTGTCCCTCCCATATCAAGCATAAGCCTGGTAAAAGGGAACTGATTCCAACCTGCATATTTTGCCCAGGTTCCTGATGTAATATTTGAATCTGATTCATTACTTAATGAATTATTTGTCCAATATGCAGACCCAGATGGTATATCACCTCTATTTATTGTTTTTAGTATGAGCATCCAATCTTTATTCTCATGCCAGGCTTTCTTAACATAAGCTTGATATAAAATTCCACCTCCGCTCAAGAACCAATGAAATCCGTCAGCACTAATTTGTGCCATTGTTGAAGCAGGGTTTCCTGAACTACCTGCTGCGCCACCTACTTCTGACCAAGCACCTGACTTTCTTACTTTAAGTGCACCACTTCCTGTTGTATTGAAATACATATCACCTTCACCTGGACTCGAAGGATCACTAGAGTGTTGAGGTACGTTTATTGAAGTCGGTCCTATACTTCCGCCAGCCATTAGTTGTTCTCCAATTCATCTATTCGTGTTTTTAATTCTTTTATCTCATTGAGGGCATCTTGTAATGCAGCAACAATAACCGGTGTTATTCTACCGTAATCCATACTCATCATTTCATCAGACTCAGCATCACCTGATACAGCTTCTGGTACAACTTCTTGCATCTCTTGAGCAATAAAGCCGTGTACTTGAGGTAATTCAGGATTATCTATCCATGTATGAGTCACGGGTTTCATATCCATTAGCTTATCTGTAGCATCTGCTATAGGCTCAATGTTATCTTTTAGTCTGCGATCTGATGTTGTAGAGTACGTTGTACCAGCTGTAGTGCTAGCTATTTTACCCACAATTGTTGTATCTCGTCTAAACCTTATAATGTCTCCATTTGATGTACGGTTAAAATCGTGATGGTCAGCGTTACTGCAGAAAATCCTACCACTCGAAGTAATCTGAACTCCTGTTTCACTGTTCTGCACTGCAAGCCCAGAATTATTTGATGTGCCAAAGCAAACCATGTCAGCACCAGCATCAACAAACAGCGCATGGGTGTTGCTATTGCTCTCAACACGGAAGTCGTGATCATTACTATCTTCATTAATTACAGTTGCTGATGAGGTTATTCGGATACGATCAGCCGCACCTGCACCAAGATTTAATCTATCGTTAGTATGGTCATATTGAATGTATCCGCGATATTGTTGATCACCAGTAGCACCATCTGAGAAGAATATATTACCAGAATTACTAGTTCCAGACCTGATGGTAATACCACGACTACCACTACTATTACCTATAACTAATTGATTAGCTGAACCGTTAAAACTGTCTGGATCATCTTGTTGTATACCAACATTACCGGATGAGCTGATGCGCATGGTTTCTGAAAAACTTACTGCATTACCCGCTGTTCCAGATGCTGCCTTAAAGAACATAGTATTTCCAGCGGCATCAAATTGTATCATATTCGCTGCACCAGACGTTAAATATTTATAACCACTATTTAAGACAAAGTTATTTCCTATTGTGCTTACATTAGAGCCTTGCGCTTGTAAGTTTAAAGTCCCACCTAATTGCACACTCTCAGTACTCGCATCCCAGAAGAACTTAGCACTTGTGCCTGTGTCCTCGTAGAAACTGATGTCGCCGCCAGGAGCTATGCGCATATGTTCTAATCCGGATGACCCCACTCTAAACCGCATGTTACCATGTTGAGCATGCAACTCCATATTAGACCCAACGGTTTTTATATGACTAGATGTATTTCCATCGGTGTCTGTTAAAGTTATTGTAGGAGAACCTTCTGATAAAATTAAATCACCAGTCATTGTACCACCAGCAAGTGGTAAATATGAACTTACACCAGTAGAAATCTGACTGTTAACTTCTGTTTGTGTATAGACTTCTGATTTTATATAGTATGCATCATTAGTTAGTAGCTCATATACCTGAATATCGACTGTATCACCAGAACCTAGGTTATATGTAAATGCAACAGATGTACCAGTTGTCGCAACAAAGTCACGACCTGATCCGTATACTTGTTTAATACCGTTTACATATGCAACTACTCGTGTAGCAGAAGATGTGGTATCATAGAATAATGTTTGTTTAGCTTGACCTGTGCCTGAGCCCACACCTGTAGCAGTAAACACAACTCCTACAGTATTACCTGATGCACCAATAGCAGTAAAGTCTGTATTGCCTACAGATGTAATAGTATACTTGTGACCGATAATAAATGCACCTGCAGTTAATTCATTATCATCAACTCCACTTACAGCACTTGTTGTACCTGTGAGTGTATATGAATAGTTACGGAAAGTAGTATTTGCATCAGTTGCACCACCACCACCTCCGCCGCCGCCTGAGCCAGCAGGTACGGCATCGATAAATGCAGATCCTGTATAGACTTTTAATTTTTGGTTTAATGAATCAAAGAAGAACGAACCTTGAATAGGTGTTCCTGAATATGAAGTACCATATTGTACTTTAAGATTTGATAAGACACCTGCAAGTGAACCACCGACTGTCATAGCAGAGTCAGCTACAGATCCAACGATATTACCAGAAGCATCAATTACTTCTGATCCATTAACTCCAATATTACCTGCAACATCTAATTTCTGTTGAGGTGAAGTATCAGAGATACCAACGCGATCAGCCGCAGTATCAACATAAAGAGTTCCACCATCTATCGTAAGATTAGAAGCTCCTTGGATTGCTGCAATTGCTCGAGCATCGGTATAGAATAAGTTTGAAGATCCCTCGGTAATGTCATCAGAATCTACTACATCATTTGTAATCGTAACAGTATTATCTGTTACGGCAAGGCTAATATTAGTACCA